ATGAGACCATCGCTTTCTGATGTGACTTTCTTTTCGCCACCTGATTCGCGCGTGATGTGCGACGGCACTCTGAAAGACCACTATCTGCGAGATCTTACCCGCCACAACGGACTGAAACCTTACTGTGACGGCTCTCGGCACGCCGGTTATCTTGTGGACGCGAAGATAAAGAGTGGCGATCTTTTCGTGAGACTCGATGATCAGATCGTTTACCGCGTCGACTCTATCTACAGAGATCTGACTGGCGATTTTGCTGGGCTATCAGAAGTACTAATCAAGGCTTTCATCCACAAAAAGAGCGACCGGACATGAAGCACATTCGCGAGTACGTGGCCACGATCCTCATGATGCCGCTGGTATGGCTCATCCTCCCTGTGCTTTTTATCCCGCAGCACACCCCAGCCTGGCTCGGCAGGATCCGCAGACGCTTCATACCGACTGACTTTTTGCTCGTAGATGCCGTATTCGACAAAGCTGGCCGCGTTGTGGGCTACATCGATGGTGAGAAAAGACAGCAGCAAGTGCTCATGACACGCGAAATAGTGCTCATAAAAGAGGGCTTTGCTATCGCTATCGAGGACTCCGAGGACTCGTATCTCATCAAAAAGCTCGCTGACGATCAGAACCCCGACGCGCTGGCGACCGTACTGACTTACTGCATCTCCCGCAGCGCCGTCAGCTAAGCCTTTTTCATCAAAAAGAAGTCCCTGAGACTCTCTTCCGCCCTCGCTAGCATCTGCTCTTCGGTGTACTGAGTCACATCACCGTCCTCGTAGTCGAGCATCTCAAGCGCTGTGATCTCTGACTCCAGGTTTTGCTTTATCAGCGTCTCCAGGGCTTCTGAAGCAAGCTTATGGCTGGCGTAAGTCACACTGTAGAGCCCGCATATCCTGTCTCCGATCTTGTACTTATCCATCTTTTTAGGCCCTTAGCCGGCTGCGCCAAAAAAGCGATTCTCCACACCATCACATACCTTGCAAGCATAAAAAAAGCACCGCCGCAGCGATGCTTATTATCTCTTCGTGCTTAGTAGAGCAGTGACTTCAGCTCATGTACCTTCATGCCGTACAGCTGCTTTGAAGTGTAGTGTCCTTCAAGTACCAGCTGAGCTGCCCGTGCTTTCAAGTGGAAAGATCCTCCCAGCTTATTCACAGCACTATCGATAGCCATGCGATCTATCAGCGATAGCTCTTCTACTCTTTCTTCTTGAGCCTTTCTCTCTGCTGCTTCTTTCTGGCGGGTGTGATTAGCAAGAGAGATGACGCGGCTTGCGAGTTGCTCGAGCTCATCAGAAGAGAAGTCAGAGACCGTATCAAGTATGACCTCTGATACTTCAGCGAAGCCTGGTGGGCCGAAAATATCATCTAAGTCAGCGCAGCAGTCGCAACCAGCGTCTTCGTCCAAGATTCCGGAGTTGATGATGATTTCGGCTAGAGTTTGATGTGACATAGCATGTACCCCTTTATTATTATTGTTTTGTGTCTACATGCTCATCATATAAAAGCATCAAAACCACGGTCAATATAATTTTCGTGTCTACCTGAAAGTATTTTTCTGTCAAATGCTGTATCTATCATTGAAGTACTTGTGAGTTATATATATACTTTAACTATACCGTTTCAAGGAAGTACATATATGAGCAAGAAGCTTTCTACACTACTTCTCCTGATCGCTTTTCTTCTCTCGAGTGTCACTGCTTTTTCGGTGGCTCTTGCTATCTATGCTTTGATTGACGACAAAGTGATTGCAATTATATTTGCCGGGGCTGCGGTGCTTCTTGATGTTTTTAAGTATCTTGCTTGGCCTGTAGCCGTGCGGGTGCTGAGTGGTTCTAGAAGGTATCTGATGTTGGCTTGTGCGCTGATGCTTTCAGCTGTGTCGTGCTTTGCGACGTATGAGCGCTTTTACTCGTCTATCGATGTCAGCAAGATGTCGAAAGCTGCGAGTGAAGATGTCCGGGCCGGGGCTTTGTCCCATGCGGTTAAGAAAGACTTTTCTCTTATAGATCAGCTCGATCAGCAAGCCCAGGCAGTGAGTCAGCAAGCCCAAGCTATGCGCGAAAAAGGCATGGTTTCTAAGGCCCTGGAGCTAGAAGAATCGGCGCTGGTACGCATCGACAGAGAGCGATCAGAGGCACTGGCTCGCATCGACTCGGCATCACGTGAACTCACTGACATCAAGTCTCAAGTAGCTAAAGCCGCAAGTCTCCCTGCTTTCCTTGCTCAGCTTCTATGCGCCTTTTTCGCTGTCTGTCTCGAGCTCGTGCCCGCACTGATCCTGACGTCGCTGCGTAGCTGCAAGGGCTCGACAGAAACCGACCTGAAAACTCCAAAAACCGCCCAGGAACTGACAGAAACAGAACTCCTGGTGGTAGCCGAGAGCCAAGCGGAACCTGCGAAAACGCCAGAAATCGACGGTCTTCTGATGGCACTTATCGACCAAGCAAAAGCAGCAGGGCCCGGCTCTAGTGTAAAGGTAAAAGACTTCGCGAAAGCGATTAGGGTCGGCAATGTGCGGGCTATAGAAACTTTCAAAAACGCAGAGAAACTGGGATATGTAAGAAAAACGCAATCCGGGTATATTGCTCTTTAGTCAAGGTGGCAATAAATTGGAGTCGCCATGGAACTTACAGAAAATGAAAAAAGGCTGCTTCGAGAAGAGATGGAAGAGGCGGCAAAAAAGATGGATGAGCTGCTAAAGAAGAAAGAGTCAAAGGAGAGTGACGATGAGACCTTTCGCGACGACGATGACGATAGTAGTGCTAGGGGTGATAGCGTCTAAAGTAATCGCAGGCTACGCTGAGTCCCCGCTTCACAATCGCTTTACTGGGGAACTCTTGATCGAAAATGGCTTTCTAGGAAAACCCTCTGACCTAGATATCACTGTAGAGCTAGCAAAAAAGGGTATATATGCAGAGTACCTTGTCGTAACCATCGATGGCCCTGAAGTCGTGGCTCGCAGTCTCGGCCTTGAGCCAGGCAGGTCAGTCTGCGAAGTCGTAAATACGTACAACCAAAATAAAAGGAATCGACAAGACACAATTCAGCGCCATTTAAGTACTGAAGGCGATTCAAATACATGCCGGAAATTTTACTTAGGTATGGACTATTCAGGTAGTGCTCGCACTTACTTTGATGCGAAAGGTCAGCGCCTTCATGCGACACTGAAGCGTGATAACAGTAGAAATGCGGTTGGCTGGATGCAGAGATACTGGAAAGACTGGAGGTAATGGACTATGCGTGCTATTTGGTTTTTGTTCCTGCTTGTGATCGTATGCCCGTCTTTTTTTGTAGCAGCGATGACTGCTCCGCTAACCCTCGACGAGACCGTCACTTTCGCTCACAACTGGATCTACAGCTTCAGCGAGACTTTAGCCACGATCTTGAGCTGGCCGGTAGGCTTACTCAGCTATCTTATGCCAAGGGACTTGATCTACTTCATCCTGCCTTTTTTCATGCTTACCGAAGAAGTCGGCCCCTTTCTTTTTGCCGGCTTCATATGCACTACTTATCCGCCAGCTTTCTTGCTGAGAGCTACAGGATCATCTAGTGACATGTATGAAGATTGACTCAGAAGCTGGAAATCCCGCTTTCATACTACGTATCTCGAAGTCGAGCTCGCTGAAAAGCTGACCAGGATTTTCTTCGTTGTAATCGCGCTCGCGGTCGAAAGTCCAAGATGTGCCAGCATATTCCGATACACCTGCATGGAGCCCGACGATCATCTTCCCTTTGTGCCAGACTCTGACTTGATAGCGGGTAGCTGTCTCATAGCTAGTCTCATCGTAGTAAAGAGCGAGCTTGCCCGAAGCCCCATCCCTAGAAGCCCAAGTCAGCGCAGCGTCACCGACGATTTGCCCGCCTTCAATGCCGTTGACCCTGACGTTACCAGGCAGCCACGGCCTGTCATTCGCCCCCACTATCTGTACAGCTCGAGTTGTCGCATCTTCTTCAGCCAGTCTCTTATCTTGAGTGCCAACCAAGAGCTTCACGGACAGCCACTCATCCGGAATGAAAGGCAGCTCGTCAGGCACTCCGCATCCTTCAGACACAGCCCAAACCTTAGCCCCTGCGGGGTGCGCCAAAGGCCTGGTTCCAAACAAGCCCCGGTGAATCTCAGACAACGAGCCGTTCACCACATTCTCATAGCCGATCCACTCACGCCCCGCCGCGCTATCTATTAGCAGGATCCCCTGAGCGTCTCTCACTTCCTGATTTGACAGGCTTGAGAAGATCGATAGATCACCGTTAAGAGCCAGATTCCCTTGCTTCCAGACCCACTCATCCAAGGGTGCGGACAAGTGCAAAAGAGGCGTGAAAGAGTTCTTGAAGTACTTGGTGTACTCCTGCTCCATACCCTTTCTGAGAGCAATCGTGTAATCCAGGGCGTTGCCCGGATTCTCAGCGCAAACGAGTAAAGACCTAGTAGACCCGTTATTGGTGAAGATCACAGGTGCTTCGATCAAGCAGAAATTCTCGACATCCACGGCCTCGACAACCGGCTTCTGCCACACCCGCTCATCGCCCACGTTATAGACAGACTCGGACACACTAAAGATGTCTTGCATCAGCTTGAGCACGACAGCTTTGCTCCCTGCTTCGCCCAAGCCTACTTCGATGACCCGCATCGCGATCCTATCTATCTTGAGCGGCGCGAATGACATCAACACGACATCCCCGACCTCGACCCCTGCCGCGCTCCTGTTGCACTCAACCGAGCAGTTGGCCAGCTGGCCCGAAAGGCTGACAAGTTCCCTTTGGGCTATCTGTGTCGCCAGATCCGCCCTGGACACCGCAGGCATGCTGAAAGCCCGGCTGTCGACATCGCCCTTGTGGATCCTGACCCCAACGTTCTGAGCGATAGCTGTGCGCTGGGTATAGCCAAAGTCGCGGCTCGTGTAGCTGACTTTTACTTCGCTCGCTGCTGCGTCGAGAGAGCCACGTGAGTAGCCAGAGACGCGCTTGATGTTGCGTTCGTTGAGTTGGAAGAGTTCGTCGAGATCGTAGTCGGAGCGAATCAGCTTGAGCTTGAGCTGCCCCGTAGCCCTGTCTTTGACTAAAGATGCTTGGATGATCTTGAGGATATTGTTGATGGCATCAGCAGCGGTCGCGGGGCTGTCGATGATCATCGAGATACCCATTTGTTCTGTGTAGAGATTGAAAGCAGCGGCTTTGAAAGACTCCGTATCGATCATGGTTTTCGGTATGGCGGCACCGAAGCGCTTCGATGTGAGGATCTCGTAGATGACATAAGCCGGGTTCGCGTCGAGGCCGCCAGGGCCGACCTGGTCGTACGTGAATTCACCTTCTGGCGGGCTTTCAGTGCTGCCTAAAAACTCTTCTGGAGCCCCGGAATAACGGGAAATTACGAAGCTCACCGGCTTTGGCGAAGGGGTGTTACCGATGTAGATTTTTTCAAGGACGATGTGAGCGATTGAGCGCAGCGGAGACACCCGATCAGCACCACGCACGCCGGCTAGATATGAGTTTTGACGCTGGTTCAAGGAGCCGTTATAGAAGCGCGCAGTACCCGATACACCGCCACCACCTTCATCGCCGCCGAAGATCTCAGGTTTATCGATCTCAATCTTGCCTGTGTCGCTCTCACCAAGCGCGTAGTAGTCCTGGTCGCCCTTGGAGATCCCCTGCCAGACGACGTCATCGCCGAAGCGTATTTCCCGAAGAATTGCATCAGGGCCGTGGCAGATACCCATCTGGATACCCATGTAATATCTATGGCCGATGGTCTGTTTGACAGTTTTGAAAAGGTGCTTAGTCTTCTCGATAATTGGGCGATTCGACAGGTCTCCGTACCAAAGGACATTAGCCCCTTTCACTAGACATGTGCCAAAGACGACAGGGATCGGCCTTTCAGCGGCTGTCGGGAAGGAGAAGTCTTCGAGCCCTGACGCTTCTGCATCTTGGACTTTTGGCTTCCTGGTGATCATGTAGATCAGTGAAGCGACGAAGGTGATAGCGTAAAACCAACCCATTTTTTATTCTTCTTATTAGGTGAAAGGGTTTTCAGTCGGTATATCGAGGCAACCCAAAAAGTTGAGAAAGTTGTCAAAAGAATGGCATGCCGCAGAAGACCCATCGCAGCCTTTGGCCAGGTCGATCTGGTCGCCTACTTTGATGCCGTCAAACGGTGAAAGAAGATTAACCTCAAGCCCTAGTACACTTGTAATAGACCGATAATTTGACCCGTCTAAAGTTGCAAGCCCGGCTTTATAGTAAGCGTCTGGATGAGCTTTGCTATCAACTAAAAGCGTCTTTCCCGAGTTTGTTATATCGGTGACTGTTACTGTTTCTTGGAAGTCGCCGATCTTTAAGCCGCACAACTCATCGTATACCGCGTGGTTGCACTGAGACTGGTATCCGGTACGGAGCATTTGACGTCTTTGAAGAGCGCTGTAGGGGGCGCAAGTTAGCTCCGCGATGGTGTTATCCCACGTGCTTTGAATAACTTCTCCTGAAAATATACTGACGACCTGGCCGGCTGGCAAAGTGTCGAGATCGGGGTTTAGAGCGTACTGCTCGCGACTGTGATGATTCACCCGAAAGACTCGTAAGGTTACGTGGTCTTGCGGGAGATGAGTCAGGAAAAGCAGCGGTACAGGCGAGTCGCCGGGGAGCTTTACTTTGATTGGCGATTTGTTGTCGTCGCCGGTTTGCGTTATACCAGAGCGACTGATCGGAAGCGGCTTGTAGATCTGGCCGTCAGTGTGGAGGTAGTCTTTAGAGCCAGTTGTATATGCGTGACGAGACTGCCCGTGCTCAAAAAGATAGAGCTCTACGGGCTTACTCAGACTCAATGATTCTTCTATTCTCGATACTGTCAGCATAAATCAACTGTTTTATAGTTTTTGTTATTGTTGATATACCGGATGTTTCGAATGTATAGGTGAAATTATCGCCTTCAAAACGTCCTAAAAAGAGCGGATATATCGCATCAATGTCGTTCGGTATAGTGTCGTTAAGCTCTAGTTGCTCGAGCTGATCGTTTATTTTTGTGATTGACTTGATGTGTCGATATACCCTAGAGCCATTATATAACTTTATAGATAGGCCGGGGGCTTTACTTGAAGAAGTTCTTGTGAGTCGGGCGTTCTTGACAGTAATTAAGTTGCCGGTATGTTCGACGATGTCTAGGGCTTTGCCGGGGCCTTCAAAGTAGAACTCTTTTTGCGCGCCGTTGTGTAGCTCAGCGAAGTCTTCGAAGCGCTGGCGTTCTTGCTCTGAGAAGAACTTGAAGTCATAACTGAGGGTTCTTACTGCGCCCTGTGTGCGCTCGTAGACACTTCGTGCTCCGATTTGAGGATCAAAGGTTTCTCTTAGCCGCTGCAATGCCAAGCTGACATCAGCAGATCTATCAGGCCTGAAAGGTAGTACGAAGCGTTCCCCTACAAGCTCTGTCTCTGTGTAATCGCCCCAAGTCTCAACGATCTCACCAGTGTGGAAAGTATCGAAGTCCAGCGCAGGTGCAGGCTTCTTGAAAAGCGCTTCATCTGCATCAACTTTCATCGCGTACAGGTCGATAGAGTCGATCACCGAGAAAGAATCAGTCGAATCCGAATGCCTGGCGACAACGAGCGGAATCACCCTAGCTGCCGGCGTATACGCATGCTTTAGGCCATCAGCAATACTCACAACATCTTCGAAAACGCCCGTCACTTCTACGATCTCAAAGACTTTGTCTTCAAAAATCATGAGGAATGGACAGGTCTGGATGTAGGCGTTAGACGAGGCTAGGGTGATGGATGCTGAGCCCTGGGCGTGGATGCCGGAGATGTCGACCTGTAGTGGCCAGATCGGGACGAACATCAGTGTGGTCTGGTTGACGAAGTCCGATTCGAAGCTATACCTGTCGTCGTCTACGAGTGGGATTTGATAGCTGAGCGACATGCGCGGCTTGTCTCTAGTAGCTACGCGCTGCTCGGCCCCGTCGAAGCTCTCGATGACTTCTGTGAGATATGTGAGCGACAGCGTGGGCTTGATAGACCAGTCGATCTGGTGATTCAGCAAAGTCGCAGTCTTGAGATCGAAGGCGGCTTCGTAAGTCCCGGCACCTATAGCTGCTCGCAGGCCGACGCCATTCCTTTGGCTCAGAGAGACTACGTGGTCATAAGAGAGCCTTGGCTGCATCGACCCCGACGCCATGCCATCTCCAACAGTACCCTCAAGATAGCTGACAGACACGAGCTCCTGGGGCGTATCGAAAGAATGCCAAAGACCGATCCGGCCCGAACCCTCGACTACTTCTGGCGAAAGGTCATCAATAAAAACGTGACCACGGAAGGAGTCCAGGAAGCTTTTTGCGATCTTACTCATCGTCCAGTCTCACTAAGTAGCCCGCGTTCCCGGTAGATCCTCGAGAGGCTGACAATTTGTTGTAAAAGGGAAAGCCCACGTACCTCGACTGACCGACCTTGAGCTCTTCGCCAGGCACTATCTGCTCAAAGTTGGTCACGAAAAGATTGTCGAACTCAGCAAAAGGCGAGTGCTTCCCGTTCCACTTCACGAAAGTCCTGACCGGCACAAGCGCTGGAAAGCCTGCCACTGTTTCTCGACACCTGGCTAAATTCCCCATAGACCCAAAGCTTCCGAGGTACGCATTGGTGGGAAAGTCGACATCGGCATACAGATAAAAAAGAGTCTCTGATCGAGTGATATATCCGCTATCCCAACCGTTCATGTCACTAAAACTATACTGATATACGGAAGTAGGCGCGTAGTCCGCGAAAAGGGCCGATGTATATGCTTCTTCAAAAGCGTGCGTTGAGCTCAGATACTTCCCGCCGCTGCCCGGCACATGCACAGGAAGCCGCCCAAAAGTAAGGCTAGAGTACAGATTTGACTCATACGTAGTCGTAGCTATAAAGACATCGCTATCAAAAAAGACGTCCAGCTTCCCGCCCAAGCCACTCTCTAAAAGACACTTTTGCGTAGGCCTAAGCCCAGGTTGGCCAAAGTAAGAAGCATCAGGATCAAAGCCTTCAGCGACTCGAGCAACCACGCCGCGCTGCGCGTAAAGCGAGTGCTTGTAGTACGTCTCGCGGTCGAGAATGCACCCGTCAATCGAGCGGAAGACCACATAAGCCCCGGACTTCGACGCAGACATCCACATACCCAAGCGCCTGTCGACATCGGTCACTGTCACCGGCGTTGACGTGTAGTCCTCATTCCTAATGACCTCGTTAGTAGTCCAGGTCGTCGGAGCCATTAGCCCGAAGTAGTGGATCGTCCAGCCGGCTTTTTCAAGGCATTTCCGAAGCGAGCCCAAAAGATCGTTGTGGTCGTAGTAAGTTGTCGTTATGCGCTTCATGAGAGCCTCAGTAAGTAAGTCTCGGAGGCCCGATCAACGTTCGGGACAACGAGGTAATCGACACCATCTACGGCCAAAACCGAACCAGGAACCAAACCCTGATCAGTGACAAAAACCCCTTCGAGATACCCAAGCCATTGGCCGTCATCCGCATACTTTTCACCCGACCCCACAGGCGCATTATCACGACTTGCCGAGCCCTCAAAGTACGAAGACACAACAAGGGCCGGAAAGAGTAGATGCGACTCATCGACCAGCGGCCCAAGGCTTCGGAAACGCGCATTAAAGGGGAAGACATAAGAGGCATTATCAGTAGCGTCAAAGCTCGTATATGAGACTACTGAGCGACCACCTACAAGCTGCCACGACCCATCAGGACAGCATACTTTCGGGCAGTAAAGAGCACCGCCACCATGAAAAGGATAAGCCGACCGATACACGCCATCGACATCACCAGATCCGCCCAGGAAGCATGGAAAAGGGTACTGCCGAGTCGAGCCGAAGCACTCGATAAGCCCAGCGTAGAACGAGTAATACACGCCGCCAGATCGAACCACCCCAGCAACTCGCCGATCACTCACAACAGTCCAACAATCAACCGCGCCGGCAGGCACCACGAATCTCGGAAGCGAGGACACATAAGCCCCGGCCTGCCCCTCAACGCTCTTTGACGAATCAAATACCGGAAAACCAGAAACCCGAACTACATCACCGGCAACCAAAAACGCAACAAACCCGAGCCCATGCGGCAACTCGAAAACCTTTTCAGCTTCCAAATCACGCACACAAACCCACCCCTTTGACGGCAAAATTTCACCGAAAAGTGCGGCTAGATATTCGACACCGGATTGATATGTGGTTATGTTCGCAGTCATTATTATTGTTCTTTTGTTTGACTGCGAACATTATATCACTTAATACTGCAATTCGTTCCTGTTGGCTCGCACCACGTTCATAATTACTTTCGAGCCAGCATCGCTTTCCATCGCCTTCGCAAACGAGTCAGTATCAATAGTGTTATATATCGATATGTTTTGATTAGACTGTTCCGAACCACTCGACTTCCCTAAGTTATTGCGATGCCTTGGATCACTTGCGGTAAGCATCTCTTCGCCTTTTTCCGCGATGATGGGCACTTCATTAGGTGCCAGACCGATCACTCCGCCCGTGTGGTACTTCATCGCACCTGAGAAAAGCATCGAGTTCACTTGCCTGGCTCGACCGCCGCCGCTACCGATCACACCTCCCTCATGGAAGATCCCGCTCAGCAGTCCACCAGCGCCCGCACCGGCCTGGGCACCACCACCAAAAGCAGTCAGCATGCTTTGCACGGCCAGTTGCGCGGTCATCTGTGCGATGATTTTCAGGATGCCTGTGACCACCGACTCAGCAAAATCTCCAAAAGCCTCCTTCGCCGACTTAGTGCCAGAAATGAAGTCAGTAAAAAGACCCGACAAGCTGCCCTCGATGCTCCCACCGATATCCGCAATCGACGTCTGCAAATCGAAAACTTCCGCCCGCGCTGCCTTTGCCGCCGCCGACATCTTGTCCACATCGTCGCCATTGCCAGTCCTAGCAGCCGCAGCAGACCCTCTTTCCTCAAGCTTTTTAGCTTCCTTCAGGTAGTCCAGGGGAGAGATCCGGTTGTTCTCGAGCTTATCTTTCAGGCTTGCATACTGACGCTCGACCTCGTCCATCTCGGCCTTTGCTTTCCTGGCGTCAACTAAGTTTCTGATCGCCGTTGAGTCTTCACCCAGAGCTTCCATATCCCTGATCGTGTCCTCAAATTCCTTCTGGATACGCATGAATTCCGCACCGACCTCATCGCCACCAAGCGCCCGGAGCTCGATCTCAGCACTCTCCCGGATCGTCTGTAGCTGCTCTTTCAGCTGATCGATCTCGGCGGCACGCTCGGCTTTCAGCAAAGCCGACTGGTTAATGAGCTCAGCACCAATAGCGACTTGCTCACTTCTTTTGATAGCAATGTCAGCTTCGTACTTTGCGATTTCCGCCTGGATGCCGGGCAAGTCATTCAAGTTCTTCGTGCCGGCCAGGAGCTTCTGCTGACCTGCGAGCCCGGCTTGTAGCACTTTGATGTCTTGATCGATCACTTTTTTGCGCTGCTCAGCGATCTTTTGCGCGGTCTCAAGCTCGATCTTCAAGCGCATGTCTGCAACCTGGCTGGCCGACAGGTTCTCGGCACGGGCGCGTGCGGCTAGCCCCGAGAGCTCGATCTGGCTGCGTGTCTCGATGGTTTTTGTTGCTGATTCGATCTCGAGCTTGGCGCGTTCGGCCTGTAGACGGGCCTGGGTTTCGGCTATTTTGGCGGCGGCTTCGAGGTTCTTGGTTTGGAGCTTGGCAATCACTCCGTCTTGAGACTTTTCCTGGCGCTTTGCTGACTCACGGTCGATGTCGTCCCTGTTTTTGAGTACGTTTTCTTTGTACCGCTTCTCGAAGTCGTCCAGGCTTTTTATTAGGTCAGGGTTGAAGACCTGGTTGGCGTTATCCATTCCCATTTGATTGGCCGCTGCGCGAAGTTTGCGAACTGCCTCAAGCGCTGGCTCCAGGTTCTCGGTCTTGAAGAGCTCGACGGGCTTGCCGGCATTAGCTTGAAAAGCCTGAACCCTGCTCTGGAAGCCCTCTAGCTTCGCGGTCATCTCGTCCAGATTGAAAGCCCTGGTGAACTCCAAAATAGGCTTAACGAAGACGGTATTAAAGATCCCAATTGCCGCTGAGAATGATGATCGGCAGACATTGGCAAACCCATTTCCGAAGCCAACCACTCCCTTATTGATGGTTCCGAGCCCAGTTATGAAGAGCTCGACAAAAAACAGCGCGGCGCTCGATATGCCTGCAAAGACAGTGTCTATCGTGTCCTTGATGCGACCTACAAAGCCGACTGCGCCGACCATTTTGGATATGACATCAGAGAAGCGATCACCGATGCCTTTGATCGGCCCTTCAGTGTCCTTGGCTATACCCACTATCGACTCTGTGATCGTCTCTGCTACTGCTGCGAGCTGAGGAGCCATGCCTGCCAGGACTTTATCGAAAGCAGTGCTGCCGACTTTGCCGAGCTGCAAAAAAGATTTCTGAAGCTGGTTTACGCCGATAGTCTCTTCGTCTGACAGCGTGAGTCCCAGGCGCTTCGCATCTTCCATCAACCTGCGCATCTCTACGCCGCCATTTTTCAGGACTGGCAGCAGGTTCCGGAGCGCGTCAGAGCCGATCTGATCGAGAAAAGTAAAAGCAGATGCGTCTGAGATCCCGTCAAGCTCTTCGGCGATTTTCATCAACTGATCGAGGGGGTTTAACTTTGCGAATTTCTCGGCATCGACATTAAGCACTTCGAAGAAATCGACCGCGCCACCTGACCCAATGGAGCTGAATTCTTCGATCTTTATGCGGACTTCATCCAGCGCATCGCTCAGCTGCTCGGGCCCGACGTTAGCGCCCTGGAAAGCCGCGTATTGAGCCGCTGTCAGCTCTTCCATGCTGAGATTCAGGCGCTTTGCCACAGCATCAAGCTCTGTCAGCCGGCTCACAGACTCTTTGATCGCTACGCCACCCGCAAACGCAGTGATCAGAGCAGTTACCTTGGCGGCAGTGCTACTCAGTACGCTAGAAGCTTCATCTTTTGCTCTTAATATGAGCGAAATTACGGTTGAATTTGCCATTTATTATTCTTCTTCTGATATGGATTCTAGTAGCTCGATGAAGCCCTTTTGATCGCCCGAGTTCATTGCTGCGCGGCTCAAGTGACTTGCGCTCTGCTCAAGCCGAAGTGTGGAGTTAGCGATGCTCTTCTGTACCTCAAACGTCTGGTAAAGCTTTTTGAAAGAGTACAAATAGGGATTGAAAGCCGGTGTGTTATGGCCTCTCGATACAAGATATTCACACATGTAGAAGAGGCTTTTGATGAAGTCTTCAGCCGCTTTTAGCTCACTTGCTCCTGCATCTTCTTTAGCTCGTCTTCGCTCAGCTTCATATAGCCGAATTTGATCAGCAACTGAAGTACCAGCGGCAGCAGGTTTTCGAGACTTTTTTTTAGCCCGGTTGGGAAAGTGAGATCTAGTACAGTAGCCAACAGCTCAATCTTGATCGGAATGACGAAGCTGGCTACGTGCTCTGATGCTTCTCTTTGCTTACAGCCGCAAGCCACGATGTCGTCACTAAAAGACGGAAAGGCCATCAAAAGTTCGCGCGCTGAGGCTTTGTTTTCCACGTTTTCTTTGATGTTACGCAGGAAGTACGCAGCGAAGATCATGCCGTGCTTTTGCACTAAGTATGTGAGATCTTCTGTATTGAGCCCGAAAACTTCGAGCGCAACTTCCGTGCTTTCGCCGAAGGCTTGCTGGATCGTTACTTTTTTGGATGGAATGGCGATATCTAACAGGGACATTTTGATGCCTTTTTTATTATTCTTATGTAGATATATTACCATGTTTCAAGTGGAACTTTATTGACAAATGGTAGCAAAGTAGTTGATTATTTGAGCTCAAAAGGCATGAGGCCAGGGATATGAAGATATCGGAAATGAGTTTGGCGGAGCGGGATGAATATGTTTGCCGTCAAGCAGCTGCTGTGCTGAGAAGTGCTGGATATGAGATGCCTGAAGTGAAGGCCATTGAGTATCTTCTTGAGATGGACGAAGAGCCCGGTCTTCGCTTTGATGTGCTGCAAGCTGTCTTTGACTGTATCGCCTTCTCTTTGAGCCATAAGAGATACGACTACCCTACCCGGCTGGCGATGGATGAGATGCTTCTTGAGATAGAAGCAGAGTATCGAGAAAGGCTTACTGATCGGCTTTTTGAGATAGCTGAAGCGGCGGCGAAGGATGAGATCTTGCCGCTATTCTCCCTCAGCTTGAATAAAATGGTCTGACAGACATGCAGGCACGCTACTCAAGTAGACTTTCGCCTCCCGAGCGATCTCATCAGCCGTTTCCTCGCGTTCAGGCAGCTTTACTGCCCATCGCCTGCCTGGGTGGAGAGTGTCCCACCTAGGCCTGACGCCGGCTTCACGCCCCTTGCCGGGCTGATGGTTTCCAAAGCCATCTATAACAGCATTCCACACGGGAACGAACCGCGTGATGATCAAAGACTCGCCCAATGGGATCCAGATGTCGTCAACAACTAAAAAGCGGCAGTAGAAATCGTCCAATTCAAGATCACTAGCCTTGATAGAGTTAGCGTGCTCACGCAGCCGTCCCTGCAAGACCTTACCTACTTCTTCTGTGGAAGCTATCCCTGTCCTGCCGCCTTTGGGTATAGCTTTACCCACATAAATAGGCCATAGAAATTTACCGTCCGAATTCATCCGCGATAGGTTTTCATACGCCTCATGATCGCCTACGTAATAGATCGCATAAATCCCGGCGCCATTGAATGTCGGTACTTTAGCTAAAGGATGGATGTCCTTGGTTAGCAGTGCCTCGGCAACACTTGCCCCGAGATTCTTCTTGTCAAGCGGATTAAAAGGAACGACTGTCATGCTACATTCTTCCCTTTAGCACTACGCTTGGTGCGAAGAACTTTCTCAATCTCGGCAGTGAGTAGCTTATCAGCGACACTAGATGCGACCTGTTGAGCAAGCAATACTGGCACAGCATTTCCGAGTTGCCGCATCGTCTCTGTCCAGCTTCCATGAAACTTATAGCCATCAGGGAATGTTTGGATTCGAGCGCTCTCGCGGACAGTGAAGTATCTGACCTCGCCCGTCTCTTTAACGAGCATGTTTTCACCGCCAGGAACGCCATGATCGCCGGCCTTCAGCGTTTTCGCGGGTAGATCCAACGGGCTGCCAGTGTGGCCTGGATAAACCTTCGCTCCGCCTTGGAACGAATGATTGCTTACAAGCGATGCGTCAGAAGATAGCGGATCTGGCAAGTCACAGATTGCATCACGCACAGTGCGCCAAGGCTGCGTATCGACTTGGATAACTCCACTCCTGAGTTTAGCGACACGGGTTTTAAACTTCTCAGGTATGGCTGGTTGCGGAATTCCATGCCGAGCCCAGTATTTGCCTGTAATCCACTGGTCATGCAGTAATGCGTCATAGCTGTGCGTGGGGTCGGGGAATGACCACTCGATACCTAGATCATCCCTGAACCCGACGATAAAGACCCGCTCCCGTTTCTGCGGTACACCGTAGTCTGCTGCGTTGATGAGCGTGGCGACGACATTGTAAGTAAGCCCGCGCCCCTTGCGCTTCCCACTTGTGCGCTCCGCTTGTAGCCGAGCCAAATGATCTTGCCAAAGCTCATCTTTGCGGGATGGAACCTCGGGAAACTCAAGCTGGAGTTGAATGTATTGAAAATAGTTGGCGAATGAAGACCTAGTCAGCCCTTTGACGTTCTCAAAAATAAAGGCTTTCGGCTTTAGCTTACGGAGAATGTCGACGCTGGCAGGAAACATATCGCGGCTGTCGTCATGCGCCTTATGCTTTCCGCCCATTGAAAACGGCTGACAAGGTGGGCCTCCCGCCAACAGCTCGATCCCCTCGGGGATGATACTCCAGTCAAAAGCTCGGACGTCGCCATGGTGCAGATTCCAGCCAGAGACTAAAGGAAACTGCCGGCGTTGGTTTTCGCGGACGGTGTCGCACGACCACTTGTCCCACTCAACCACGGCGAGGTGCTCGAAGCCTGCAATTTCGCAGCCCATAGCCAGCCCGCCTGCACCCGCGAACAATTCGACTGACTTCATGGCACATCCCTATCTAGGAAAAACGGGCGTAAGTCTACCAAACGAAGCCTTTGCCTGTCCCGACCGCAAGCAAAAGGGCCCCGTGGGGCCCCGATGTGAAGCATTGGTGCTGCATGTGACGCTTTCGTCCTGCTTTAGATGGCGTCGGCGTGCTCTTCTTTGAAGTAGCGTGAGTAGCCTGGGCCGAAAGCTTGCCTGGATAGAAGCAGCGTACCTTTCAGCTCGATAGAGCCGTAGTCACTCCCGATAAGCTGACGCTGTGTCATCGGAGAAATCGCCACGTTGTGCAGGGTCACTTTGACAGGCGCATTGCCCATCGCCACGTTCATGCCGTCAAAGACGATCCGAAGGTTCAAATCGCTATTGATCATCGCCTCGAGGCGCTTCGTATTGACAGTGGTGTACGACACCTGGACTTCTTCGCCATCAGTGATCGCGCTTTCTGGAGTGAAGTAGATGCTCCCGTTGCTCACGATGTAGTCAGTACCCTCGACGAGCTCAACGGCGTCAGCGCCAGTGATCGACTCCACAGATGCAATGATGCCATCAGGGATGATGCTGCGGTCTCTGTAAGCGCTTCCGATGAAAGTCTTGCCGACCTCCGCAGCGTCCTTGACAATGTCCGAATATGCGCCCAGCGCTATGTTCTCAGGACTGAGGCTATTAAGGGTCAAAGTCACGTTCATTGTTGTAGAGACCGTGTGCTCCATCAGCGTGCCCATAGTTCCGGATCCCATGTCCTTCATCGATACTTTTTCAGTAGAGATGTCGATCTGAGCAGAAGTGATGTTGCCGAGAGGGAAAGATCCGCCAGTGGGTTTTCCAGTACTCTTGGAAATTACTTCCGCTAGCGCATTGGAGTTGCCGATGAAGCCGACTTGCTCAACAGGAGCATTAAAGCCTAAGAATGACATAGTAGGTATACCTTATTGTTATTATTGTTTGGTATGTAGTTTGAGCTCAAATCAAACGAGAATTATTCTTTGAGTCCAGATAACACTCCATGCGGAGAAGTTTACGTTACCTTTTTGCCCATTGAATGATTCCTTTATCGATTGTAACACAGGCAACTTGGGGTTTGTTTTGATGTCACCGCGATAGTTCTCGATAATCTTTGCAACTTCAACGGCAGTGTCAGCTGCAATTGTGGACATCCCGTGCGTTGTTGGGTCTGTTTTACCGATCACCCATGCCCCAAAAAGAGCATCTACTTCGAGTTTGACGCGCTTGTCTTTTGTGGGTATATCGCCGCCGCCGCAGCTAAGTAGTATGTAAGGGCGTTTGCCGTCGATCTTGATGTCTTTTAGATCTTCGATCACGAGTTCGCCGGAGAAGAATTTAATTACTGGGCTTGATGGGAGCTGTTCTATTAGTTCTTTTACGAGCTCTAAGTGGCCGCTGATATTCATTATTGGACTGCCTTTTGTACTTTATCGAGCATGATTTTGGTGTATTCGTTCTTCCACTTGTCAGGCAGGCCGACAACGGGGGTCGGTAGAAACATGCGCTGGTGGACGCCGAGGCCGCGCTGGTGTTTGTCTGCGTAGTCGATGGAAGAACCAAGGACGATACTTAGGCCGCGTACTTCTGAGTTGATGCTGTTTCGGAGCATGCCTGTATCTAAAAGAGGCTGGCCTTCCCGGTGTTTGATCTCGTGCCACTTGCTGTCGTAGGGGGCGACAGACTTTCGGAAGTTCGACTTAATCCGGTTTTCCCAGAGAGCTGCTATCTGGTGCAGGCCGGATTTGACGTGCGGGTTGCTCGGCCCTAGATTCTTTATCTTGACGGCAAGTTCTTGAAGCTGCTTGGTGTCAGCGAGCATCTCGACAGACTTTTTTCCGTCGCTGCTTGCTGCAAGGCCTCGAAGAACTAACGGGAGCATTCTTAGGCCCTTATAAGCCGGATGTTGCGAAATCCGCTACCTGTCGAGACTTGGCCGTCTTTTATGATGAGACGGATCTTTCCCGAGGCCACGCTTTCCAGGAACTTGATTGCATCCTCGTAACGCTTGCGGATCTCTTCGCTCGTGTTGTCTGGCCAGCAAAAGTAGCGGGCAATGTCCAAGACCGAGCCTTTTATATCAGCAATTGCGGATGCGTCTGTTAGCGGGACTGTCATACCCGAAGATCGAGCGTAAGTATCTGCAAGCTTCGATGCGCGCTCAAGTGAACGAAGTACGCGAGTCTCAGCGTCTTCCGGAAGATCATCGTCTCCGAACTCGTTCTGGAAGTCTGTGTATGTTGCGTATGTCATAAAAGAAGTTTCTCTGAACCAATATTGATATCTTATCACATGCCCGCAAATGGTTTATTGGTATAGCAGCAGCATATTGGAAGGTGGCCTAACTTTCGCCTTTTCTTTCTTTTTCTTATATAAGCATTTACTTAGATGAGCGGGTGACAAGATCGGAAAAGGTCGTTATACAAATCACGGCATGCAGTAAGATAATTTCATTGGTTAAGAAAAACTTTCTTTGGATCTTAGCTCAGCAAGCGGCACTACATGCAGATCGTCCAGATCGACGAAAGAGTCCAGACCAGCCCCGGCTTTCCAAAGCCGATACCGCTCAGCACCCAGGATCCCCTTCTGATCTTCGACACTTTGCTTCTTGAGCCAGTCTTCGTACGTATCATCAAAAGCCGGGTCGTCATCGGTGATAGCAATCATCGTCGACCTGCACCCAGGGTGAAAAGGAGGCACCTTCCGCGCCGGATCCCGCACTGAAAAGATCTTCCCATCAAGCCCACGGCAAATCGGCGACGTCCGCCCGTCGAGCACCGAGCTGATCTGATACTTCTCAAAGCCCACGCTCTCAAAAGTCCTGATGCTCGCTTGCGAAGTCACATGCGCCGAAGCCGTCCGCACCATGACCTCGGCATGTCTACGAGCGCCAATAAAGGGATTCCCAGGCTCAGCAAAAAGCGCGCTCACGATCTTCGAAGTCCCAAGGCCATTGAGCACACCCAAGCGCACGGTCTGCTTGATCTTCGTCTGAGTAGCAAGCTTCTGCTCAGCCAGCCACTCGGAGAGGATTTTGCCGTCAAAGGGATCTTCCTCGACCACACTCCGCACCAGCTTTTCACTGATCAAAGCTGTGTCAAAGTCGACGTTCAGCAGCTTGCTAGAGAACTCGGCTTCATAAGCAAAAAGATCTCCCAGCTCGACTTTCAGCGTGTCTGACATCATCGAATACTGCTCATCGATGAGCTTGTCGATAGTCGCGAACGTCCGCCGCAGCTTCGCCGATGCCATCCAGTTTTTAGCTTCCATGGCTTCGTCGATCTCGGCCTTCACGCTCCGCTTGAGCGCCTCGAGATGCAAAACCGACTGCCTGGCGATGCGTGTGAACTGACCCCTGAGCCGGATCTGGTGCTTGATCGTCTCGTCAGCGCGCTTACTCATCAGCACCACCAGCAAGGCACACGCCTTTCACATACGCCTGGAGGCCAGCCAGACGCTTTTCGGTCGAGACTATTCGCTCTCTGAGATCGAAATAATCTTGTCTAGAAGCAGGATCGAGCTCTGGTCTTGCTGCATCAGAAAGGCCGGAGGCGCTGGTATTTCCGGGCACGACTGGACAACTTGCTTTGACGAGCAGCCGCTTAGCAGAAGTATCGACAGCATCGCGAAGACGCCGATTTTCAGATTTTGCATTCTCAAGTTCCTCGTTATATTTCTTATCTATTTCATCTCTCGAGACGAGCAGCGCACGCGACTTCTCGGCAGCTGACTCGAGTGCCTCGACGGCCCCTTCAGCAATATCAAGACGCAGGGCAAGGCTGTCCCTTTCGCTCTTGACGATAAGCAAAGAGAAAAGTAGAAAAGCGATCACGGCTGCTATTGCGGCATAAACTTTCATAGGCCAACCTCGCACAAAGCCCGCTCTTCAGCACGCCTCTTAACCAGCCCAGGAAGCACACGCCCACCGGCATATATCCACTTATCAAGCTCCGCGCAGGCCCCAGCCGCATCGCCAGCATTTAGCTTTTTCAGCAAAGTCGAGCCAGCGAAATTCCCAGCGCCCACGTTGTAAACAAAGCTGACAAAAGCAGCCCGTCGCTCTACAGGCATATCGACTTTGACGTACTTGTCGACTGCATCCAGTGCTACTTGCAGATCTGCTTTAAGTAGTCCGTCGCACTCTTTTTCAGTCTTGACCTGGCCGAGTTTGGCCGTTGCGGTATGCCCGTAGCAGATCGTAGGGATGCCGATGGGGTCTTTATATGCGGATGTTTCGAGGCCTTCGAAGTGCGAGACGACGCCAGCCGCGATGCTTAAAGTAGCCGCTGCGCAAAGTCCGACTATCTTCTTACGTAGCATCTTCGACCTCGGGCTTTTGAAGCACCTGGGTCTTCGCTAGCTTAACTTCCTTGTACTTCTTGCTCAAAAGAAAGTAGATCTGGAGAAGTACATATATGACAGTAAGAATCGCAGCCCAATCGGAGACTGAAATTCCCATTACCATTGCAGAAGTTACAGCAAGAGGAGGGGCAGCCTTAATTGTCTCAATAGGGAGGTCAGAGTGGATTGACATATGAGTATGTTCTTATTATTATGTTTTTATTATTGTATCACTTGCGTTTCAAGGATTGAGCGATGAATAACCCTTTTCTCGATATAATTGACAAGTACGGCAAGACTGCTTATGAGCGAGTAGTGCATGAAGCGACACTTGAGCACAAGCAGCAGATCGCAGACTCAATGCCAGTGCCTGATCTCGTGAAGAGCATCAAGAAAAGAGCACTGGAGCTCGCACAGGACGAAACCAGAATGATGGGTATAAAGCTGGAAGAGTCCCTGGGGCTTTAATCAGCAGCCACAACTTTCGGCTTACGTCCGCGCTTAGGCTTTTCAACGACCTCAGCAACCTGCACTACCTCAACCACAGGCCCCGTAGGCTCTACAACGTCCCCACCAGCGCCGCCAGGCACAACTTTAGTCAGCCAGTACTCGTGCTGTTTGCTTCCAACATCGACCAGAACCCGCCGATCACCGACTTCTAGCCATACGCTTTCTGTCTTTTTCATAGTCTTTTCCTTACTCTGCCGGCCATGGGTGCTGGGTCTTGATCTCTTCAAAGCGCGCTACTGCTTGATCTCGTACAGCTTCCCAGCCGGTTTCTCCCATCAGTTGCATGCGCTGGGCTTCAGAGAAGAGCCTGTCGGAGCCGGTATGCGGGTTGGCATAAGCTGACTTACGAGCGATTTCTACATCAGAGCGCGTGCGCTGGGGTGCGATATAAGTGCTGATTGCGCCATGTTTTCCGCTCTGGATCTCGTCATAAAGTTCAACTTCGTCATGCTGGTCGAGTGAAGCAGAAGAATGGATCCATCCCAAAGCCGAATCTTCGATTTCAAAAACAAACGCGCCGTCCCCCATTTGCTCAATATTTCTAATATTCGTCATTTGATTTTTCTCCACAGCGCCATGCGAGCCACTGGATCAGCGCTGCTGTGGTCACAGTAAGTAATTTGAGTCCACGTCCCGTTTAGATACGGAGTAGTTGTTGGCATGTCCGAGCCATCAAAAGAGACTGCTTTTAGTCCGGCACGGCCAGCCATGTTTATATAGAAGCCGTTCGACTGGAGCGTGCCCTTCGTCCCATCTAGTACTCTCGCAAGTAATACTGTGCCAATCTCATCGAAGACAGCCGTTGTGCCGTCCAGGTTGAACCATGGCAGCCATCCGTTGAGGTTATTACCATCGCGAGTTCTTGCTAGAAGAGAGCCATTTCCACCCGATACGATCTGAAAGCCTGCGTAGGGGTTGTCTGCTGAGACATGCAGTAAGGATCCGCCGTTTAGCGGAAGAGATGGGGCTTTTCCAGACCCCCAGTCCGACGTCCGCGCATGATAAAAACCATTCGGCATGTTCAGACTGTCGGCGTATTGCAAGCCCAGGGACGCTACGCTCACTCCAGCATTCTGCCTACCACCACCAAGACCGAAAGCCCCAAAGCGTAGCGCCTTTCCCTCAGTCACATCGTACTTAGTGCCTTGAAGCTCGACGCCTGACCCCTGCGCTTCAGGGATCTCGAGCATCACTTTCATCTCTGCAACAGTCTCTTTAGCTACAAGAGTCTTGCCGGTCTCCGAGATGATAATTTGTTCAGCGGGCTCTGATGGTGCAGGCACAGGCACAGCATCTACGATCTCTTGCAAACTCACTTTCATCGAAGCTCCGGGCTTATGCACGTGGAGATTTGCGCTCAAATCGCCGTCCCAAACCGCGAGGTCTGATGGTCTTTTTCTGTTTGTGGTCATTGCTCTGACTCTTATAGTTATTGTTATATTGTATCAGTTTTTGATTAGATCGTACGCCTGGAGAGAGTAAGTATCGAACCACTTAGTAATCGTTACTTGATCGTGGTTGAGATCTACGTGATAAAACCGGGCCTGGTTCGGGGTATAAAAGAGGTCTTCAAAAGTTACGCCAGCATCGTAGGTCACATAGATACCCTGACGGTCTTCTCTCATAAAGACACCAAAGTCGCCATGGGTATAGCCGAGCGAGATTCTTGCAGGCGAAGTAAGGGTCTGACGGCTGCCAGAGCTTAAATCGATGCGCAAAAGCTCGTCAGATCCGCCGACGTTGAAGACATATAGATACTTGTCGCCAGCGGCTAGCTGCCCTGCATTGCTAAGCCTTTCACCAAGGCCAGCCCCTGATATCTCGTATACGCCGATACTCCCACCGTCAGGAGTGCAAAGGGCAAAGGCACGACCGGATACAGACACTACGGAAGCAAGCCCTGCGCTATCTAGACGAGCACCTGCGATCACTGGGCCTGGTGTACTCAGCATGGTCACTGGATCTATCATGTACGAGATCGAAAAATCTCCGTTGACTAGCCACTCGCTATCGCCAAGAGTCACGAGACTCGGCAGTCTGCTCTGGTGTGAAGCAAGATCAATGGTGAAATCGGACTCCAGCCCGTCAATCCTAGTAAGCCTATCGAGCGCGCCGTCTTTCTTCATGAAGAACACGCCGTGCTCTGTGCGATAGATGTCCCGGTTAGCTTGGTTTTTGTAGTTCTTCCCGAGCACCTGGAGATCTGCGACAGCGCCGGTCACTACCGAAAAGATGCTGTAGCTCTCGGAAAAGCTCGCGATGTACTTGTCACCGGCCCTAACGATCTTCTCCGGGAAACCATCAGCCAGGGTCACTCCGTCTTTCATGACATCGCTGATCCCGACGATCTTCTTCACTGCTTCTACGAAAGCTTCCCAAGAGATATACGAACCATCATCCGCACACTCGACGTACTCCAGGCCGCCCTGGTCGATGTAGATAGCGTCAGCAGCAGTCACATAACCATCGAGCTCCTCAGGTCTGACGATCACGACAACATCTTCCAGATCCACAGTCCGTGTGTACTCGAAAGTGATCGTCCAGGAATCGTCGGTCTCAATCACAGCTTGAAAAAGGCTGCCGTCAATCGAAATTGAGATCAAATCACCAGCGCGCCCGCCGCCGCCGACTACGGTGTAAGTGCCGTCCTGGTTGTTTGTGACCGAAATTACATATGGCTGAACGTAAGTGTCCGGAACCTCGACTACAGGCGGGGCTTTTTTGGTGACCTCTACTGACCAAGTGCCCTCGGCTGGGATAGTGATCGGGTATGTGTCGCCGCCGTAAGTGATGGTGAAGACTTCGTTTGCGCGTCCGCCGCCGCCGATTACAGTGAAGGTTTGGCCGTTGTCTGTGATGCTGATGACATATGGGGGTACGTAGTCGGTGCCAACATCCACATCTCCAGGCGCAGGCGTGCTGAGGTCGAGCGTCAGGCTCCAAGCGTCGTCTGCGGTGGTCGTGATCTGATGCTGCTGGCCTTCCACGGTGACGGTCAGTACGTCGCCTGCGCGGCCTCCGGCGCCGATGATGGTGTATGTGCTGTCGCCGTTGTCGATGATCTGTGTGACGTATGGCGGGATGTAGTCAGAGCCTACGTCGACGTCTTCTTCAGCTACGGTCTCTTCGGTCACGGTGACTGACCATGTGTCTCCGGTCGTGATGAGGGTGATCAGGTACTCGATCTGCTTGATGGTGACAGTGAGCGTGTCTCCAGCCTTGCCGCCAGCGCCGCGTACGGTGTGGGTGCCGTCGCCGTTGTCGATGATCTCGGTGACATATGGTGGTATGTAGTCGCTTCCGACATCGACTTCTTCTTCGCCAGGGACGCGCATGTCGACGATGACTGACCAGTCGTTATCGGCGTTGGTTACAAGCAGTATCTCTGAGCCATTTATGATGACCGTCAGCCTATCGCCAGCCCTGCCACCACCGCCGACTACTGTAAAGGTCGAGTCCAAGTTGTCAGTGATCGAGATGACGTAAGGCGCGACATAGCCAGGCACTTCAATGCCATCTTCAATCCGCTCACCTACGATTGCAGTCCAGCCGTCAGCGCCAGTAACGGTCACTTCGTACTCAACACCATCCGCAACGACCGCCAGCTTGTCTCCAACCTTCCCGCCAGCTCCGGTGACTTTATGCGTGCCGTCTCCAAGGTCTTCGATACTGATCACATAAGGAGGCACGTAGTCAGTACCAGGCTCGATGTCGCCAGGCTCGATGTCTTTTGGCGGCACTTTGGGCTCAACCGTAAAAAACCATACTGAGGATCCGTCCAGCGTCAACGTATAGGTTTCGTCGTCGATGGTGAAAGAGATAGTGTCGCGGTCGCGTCCGCCGTGACCCTGCACGAAGTACTTGCCATCGGGGGTGATGGTGATGCTGTCGATGACGGCCTGGTTGGCCGGGTTTGAGGTGCTTATGGACAGGTCGTCAGGGCTCGGACAGCTTGGCAGGACTTCTGATGTGACGCTCCATGCGCCGCTGGCACTCACTATCGTCGATGCGTCTGAGCCATCAGGGAAGGTCACAGTGAGGTAATGGCCAGGAGTTGCTCCAGTGCCGCCAACTGTAGCCGTAGAATCGGCGTTGCAAGTCACCCATAACCCGCCAGGAGGGCCAAAAGCTTTCTTGACGGCTGCACGGAACTTCCTGAGCGATAAAAGCGAGCGCTGGATGATGTTCATAGGGCTTATCTAACCTCGTGGATCCAGACCGTTGCAGGATCCTGGGCGCCCATAAGCTTGAAGCTGAGTCTCTTGCCCGCGTTCACGGAGAGATAGATGCCTGACCTAGCATCGATAGGAGCGTCCGTATCAGATACAGATAAGCCCTCGGCGATATGGATGACCGACTCGCAGAAGATATATACGGTCTGGCCTTGGATAACTTGCGAAGTGAAGATATCGGCAGCGGTCAGAAGGTCGCCTTTGCCGCGACTAACGCCAGGGGAAACAATCGGCAAACTGTCGCCATTGGTAGACATAGAGGCTTGAATAGTCATCGTGGAACCCGTATTTATTATTGTTCTTATATATCCATTGTACACCGTTTGAGTCATGTATTGCTGAAGATATATTGGCTAAGTAAAACTTCTTGCAATCAAAACACAAGCGCCCAGTACATCCCAGCTATACCCAAATGCGTGCGCTACGTGAAATCTGCGGCACTACTCCCAGGCGAACCACCTACTTTTTAAAATTTAAGAGTCTACCTTGAGCATACTTATAAAATAATTGCAATAATTTTGATTCTGTTATTGATCGCTTACTTGCTCACCAGTAAAGTATATATATGAGTCAGAGAGAGCTCATAACAACTAAAGGAACACATCATGAAAACCATCACTACTACCGAACTCAAGAACCTCGTTGAAACTGGCAACTGGGATCACAAGCAAGAAGTTGAATACATCGACTCTTGGAGGGAACCGCGCTTAGAAGGCGAAGATCGCAAGTACAACTTCGGGTTAGGAACTCTGACGTCAACCCTTGGAGACATCGAAGTCACTCGTTTTGAAGGCTACAGCTACTACTCATGTGAGCCTGACACTTTCGTCGCAAACACCGAGGGCCTCAGCGAACCCTGGAAAATCGAAGGCATCCAAGTCATCGACGAAGACGGCGAACCGGCCCACATCTCCGACTTCTACAACCTCTTCGAAGATCACTTCCCGAGCATCGACTACTCCAGCATCACCAGCTCCATCTAAGCCATACGAAAAGGGATCCCGCAGGATCCCCTATTTGTGTGCAAAGAGGGCCCTTGCGAGCCCCGTTTTGCTTAGTGACCGCCCATCCTCAGCGCCCTGGTGTGATCCAGAACCTTCAGGCCGAAGAGCGTCTCGAGCCTGAACTGGTGCTTCCTGCGCGAAGCGTCATACCAGATCATCGACTGGAGGGTCATGCCGGACACTGGATCAGTCAAGAAGCCAGAGATAACGCCAGGCTGACCAGCAGGGCTGTCGAGTTTACGAGTAACCATCATCGCAAACGTCTGAGTGCAAGCAAGGTCAATCCGGTGATCGCCGACCACGTTGACAGCAGTGCCGGCAGCGATAGCAGATTTTACCTGGGTAGTAACTTGAACCGCGTTAGCGCCATCAACTGCAACAACGGTGCTAGCCACAGCGAAAGTCTGCTCAGTGTCAGCCAGAGTGATCACGTCACCTTTCACAAAGCGGTCGCCGGCAGCAGCGGTGATCAGCAGAACAGACGAGCCGACCTGAGCTTCGGAAGCGAGGACAAGACCTGCGTTTACAGACGCGGAGCCGGCCTTGTGGTAGATGGCCGCGTTGTCGCTCATGATGTCGAAGTTGAACTTGTTGCCTAGAACGCCAGATTGCTCGGCTTCTCGGTAGTTATGGTTTCCATACACGTGAAGCAAGTCAGCGTTGGTTCGGCTGGTGAGGTACAGCTTGCGGTCATCGTAGACGTTGGCCTGCTCGATTGCCTCCTGCAAATTGATGAGGTCAGATCCGTCGCGCTTGTTCAGCGACTCCAGGTTTCCAGAGAAGCCGGGGATTTCGAGAGCAAGACCGGCAGTGCTTGAGTTAATGCCGCGACCAATTACGTCAATCATCCCGCCAGTGGCATTCTCGAGTGCCCCAGACATGCTTCCAGTGAACTCCATGTCGGAGAGCTCGACCTGCTTGTAGAAGTGCTTGTCGAGCTTGACGTCAACTTTCTTGACAGCTACAGGCGTTGGAGTAGTCCCATTTACTTCATCGAACTCATCGTGACTCTCGAAGCTGACGGGCATCGGAACCTGGATAGTGTCGCCAACTTGCTTGCTTTCGTCTTCGTTGTTGATGGTGACGATGTTTAGAGCTGCTGTACGAGCACGAAGCCTCTTCATAGCATCGGGAAGAATGACCTCGTTCATGTAGGCTTCGAGGTCGTTACCAAAAGCGGTCAAAACGACTAATGCATTTACTTGTTTCATTTGATATACCTGTTTTTATTATTGTTATTGGTACTTTGTTGCTTTAAGGATATCTGCCGCTCACAGAGTCATGCAGTCGCCAGCCCAGCTAGCTATGAATCAAGGGGCTCCGTGGAACCCCTGGGTCACACTTAGACGATTACAATTTCGCCTCTTGCTCTTTTTGCCTTCAGTTCAGCGGCTGTCTTGGCGTCAGCTTTCATATATTCAGACTGCCACTCAGACTTACTCATAGTCTTGCCGCCAGATCCCTGCTTTCCGCCACTACCTTGCATCTCTTTGAAGTAGTGAGGCTTTGTCTTCATGAGATCTTCGACCCATTCTTTGGGGGTCAATGGCAATCCTGTCTTTCCAACACGGACATTTCCAGCCTTGTCGCGAACGATCAGACTGTCATTTTCGCCCCTTTCAAATTCACTTCCGGCGATAGCGATAACATCGTCCAGTGCTACTGGCTTGGCGAACTCATTCTTCAGGAACTCTGCTCCGACCAATTGCTTGACTTGGAATTGCTTTAATCGAACTTCACCGGCCTCCACAGCCTTACGGAGCTCTTCTTTTTCGCTCTGCTCGGCCTGTAGACGCTCTTGCCAAGTCTGATTAGCGGCATTAACGCGCTTGTCGATTAGGCTTTTCACGTCGATCTTGCCGGCCTTCAAGGCTTCTTGATCGTCTTTATCTTCTGCTTGAGCAAGAATCGAGTTCAATTGCTCTTGAACTTTACGCTTCTCTGCGAGTATTTCAGCATTCTTACTCTTCAGTCCCGACGTTTCAGATGCTAGAACTTCAGCGATCTTGGCTTGTAGGGCAGCCTGAAATTCTGGTGTTTCAGTAACATTTGGTTGAGCCCCTGGCTCTTGGTCTCCGCCGTCATCATCACCAAAAGCTCTGAAAACGATAAGGCCATTGCTTTGCTTCAACATGTCTTGACCCCCAAGGTCTTATTGTTGTTGTTATGTTGTAACGCTAGTATATAACAAAATAAGCTGTGTGGGGGTTGACTACTTATTTTTTTCGATTTAGTACAGCTTTTAAGATAGCCTCTTTATCAGCATCACAGACATGGACATGGAAGTGCCTCAAAAAAGCCTCACTTATATAGATACTTCCGCGTCTAGCATCTCGTAGAACTCGCCCAACTGCGCCAGTTTCAAGCATCACATTGAAGACAAAGTCATCTCCTTTGCCGTCAAAAGCATAAGAAGCCTCCCAAACCTCATACATATCCGCATCACCCAAGTCGCACCACGGCACCAGAACCTTGCACACTTCCTTTTGACCGGCTCTGGCAGCCTTCAAAACTCTGGATCTCAGCTCGCACATCTCTACATCGCTGTACTGCTTTGCACACAAAAGATCAGACAGAAGCTCAGCGTCGTCGATGATCGGCATCTTTGTGGCTCGGCAGATGACATGGAAGGGCCCAATTAGCTTCGCCAGGGCCAGCAGGGTCTTTCTTTTGGACTCAGTGAAGTTCGGCTCGTCGATAGCTCTGATGTCCGATAGAAGAGCCGGCAGCTGCATGTGAAGCGACAGAAGCTGCGGCTGATCGAGCTCGAGTGACTCTAGAATTCTGAAGTCTTGCTGAGCTACTGCTATCGTGACGATCTCTCTTATCTCTCTGCTCATAATGAAGCCCCTTTTTATTGTTCTTATTAGTCGTCGTTGATCTGAGCTAGTACTTCCCAGAGCACATAGTCCATGGCCACTGGGCACTGGAAAGTTTGGATGTCGAAGATGTACTTTTTGCCGTCAAGCTCTAAGTCTTTTACGTGCAAGAGCTCTCCGATGATCAGGTTCTCGAGCTGCATTTGAGACTGGCGGCAGCCGACTTCCGCGAGTTCGGCATGATATTGCAAGCGTTCGCGGTTGGGGCTTTGGAAAACTTTAAGTGCAGGGAAGTGTCTCTTTTCGCTGTCGAAGCCGCCGACAAGTCTGAGAGCACAGATGTGAGCGGTGTGGACGTCGAGTGCTCTTATTGTTGTAGTTGTCATGAGGGTTGACCCTTCTTCTTTTTATTGTACTTCTTATAGTTCCTATTATTAAAGATGAGTGCGGGAGTGTGCAAGTACTTTCTTCTATCTTTTTATCTTACTGCGTCTTTCTTAGCCATCTGGGTATCTCACTGCCATGCCGCTTTGTATAACCACCTTTTCTTACCTTGTCACCCGCTCATCTCCTCCATCGCTTGTAAGAAGAAGATAAAAGGAAGGGCACCTTCTGATATGCCGCCGCTATACCCATAAAGTTGACGAAAAAATAGTTTCAGGTATACATGAAAATAATGCTAAAGGTTTTCTAAGTTGTGCCGTTTATATAGGTAAGAGAGATAAAACAAGGGGAATCATCATGAAGAAAGTAACTTTCCAGAACGGGCAAAAAACTGTCACCCTCAGCATCGTCGGCAGCGAAGACTGGAGCAAAGGCGACTGCTCAAGGACATACTTCACTCTCGACTGCACTGAGAAGAGAAGTGTAGTGAGCAGGCTCTACAGAGTAGAAAGCGGCACTTTCAAGCTTGACTTCGGAGACGAGAAAGTCGAAGTCGACGGCAAGACTTACGTATACCGCTACGGATCAAGCGCAGACTCGAAGAGCAAGATGCGCATCATCGACGAAGAGATCGTGAACCTCATCAAACAGATCTAACCCAATAGGCCCTCTGGGGCCTTTTCTTTGGCCACAAAGTTTGACAGCAAACTATCTTCAGGTATACACGAAAATAATTGTTTACTCCACTTGCGCTCATTTTGCATAATAAAACTACGGACAAAGAAGCCGTGGAATAACAAAAGGAACACCAAAATGGCTATTACAGCTGACATGACTTGGACTGAGATGTTTCATGAGATGTCTCGTCTTGTTCACACGAAAGATCCGGAGACTAGCTTGCTAGACCATACAGTAGACGGGCAAAGATACATCGCCTTCATCAACAACACGGAAGAGCGATACACCATGCTCGCTATCGCCATCGACGAGGACGGATGCATCCATCATCTCGACTCCGGTCTTCACAGGCTACGTAGCTTCGACAAAGCGACCGTCGACTTACAAAGCATAATATCAACCAAACACTAACATGGCCCTCCGGGGCCTTTTCTTTGGCCACAAAGTTTGACGGCAAACTATCTTTAGTTATACAAGCAAATAGTCGTTTACCCGCATTGCGCTCATTTTGCATAATAAGACTACAGATAAATAACTCACGGGGGTTCTTCGATGAGAAGAAAAGATGAAAAGATAAGGTCTGTGCGATTACTTGATCTATACGATGAGATCGAGCGTTACGGAGATCCGATGGATAGTGAGATATACGAGCTACTACAACACGTAGCAAACATCAACGAGCTCCTAATGAACTGCATGCACAAAGATCTTATCAGCGAGGAGTCGGAGAAGATAAAGTCAATACTAGACAAGCTAACAAGATGACCAGGCCCTCCGGGCCTTTCTTTTGCCCACAACCCTCAGCCCTTCGACTTCACTCCCAAAAAGCGCATAGCAGCCTCGACCTCGGCTTCTACTTCCTCATCCGAGATCGTCGGCAGCCCGTACCCCAACTGCTTCGACCACATGATCACATCCCCAGCTCGAGGATTGGACTCACCTGGAAGAGTCATCCCAGCTTCCCTCAGTCGATATCCGGTCGCTTCAGCTGACTGCTCACCAGCTGCGTACTTCCGGATCTCAGCTTTCGCTTCATCACTTAGATCAGTGCCGTGCATATCGATCTCCTTTTGCTCTTGATACTTTGACACCAAACTATCTTCAGGTATACATCAAAATATTTCTTTACTTACTTATATCTGCTTTTGCATAATAAAAGTGTGGACAAAGAAGCCACGAATAATAATAAAAGGAACGCATCATGACCGCCATTCTTATACTTTTTGTAATCGTCTTCACCGCTACTATCGCCCCAGTACTTTTCGCATATCGTGCAAGAGAAGCCAGAAAGCAGGAAGTCTTTGCTAATGCGCTTGTGACCGGCCTGGCAGTCAGCTTGACTTCGATCTTTACCTTTTCGCTTTTCGGGCTTGTATGAGAGCCTTTATCGCCAAGCTCTTCAGTGTGAGTGATGAGGAGTGCCGGGTGCTTCATGAGCTCTTGAGAGACTAGAAAAAAATATTCAAAAAGTGCTAAAGGTTTTTAAGACTTGTGACGTATATATAGATAAGAGACAAAGAGATCTCTTAAAACTCAAAAGGTGATCAAAATGAACGCACAAAAATATCTAGACACAGCCACTAAAGATGGGTACGTAGTCATCTGTGACAGCTTCTATCTTGCCTCAGCTGAGCACATGCAGGCAGAGCAAAAAGGTTGGGATGAAAGTGATCAGGCAGCTGATACCGACTTTACAGCAGCTCCTTTCTGGATCGTCGGGACTCCTGAGCCAGAGATGGTAGAGATCTACGATGCGAAAGATCTTGAGGACTATCTCGCTGAGTACATGTGACAGTCAGGCAAAGAAAAGGGCCCCGTGGGGCCCATGTTTGCGGTCAAGAGTTCTTCTTAGCCGCTTTTTATGCTTGCACCCAGCTCTCGACTTCGTCATTCCCAAACTCGGCTTTCCAGGCTTTCAATACCTTGTGATTGCCACCTTTGGTCTCAACGACTTCGCCGGTATGCGGGTTCTTGTAGAGCTTGATCTTACGCTCACGGCGCTTGTCAGTAGATGCAGCAGCGCGAGGGGCCTTGGCCTGCGGGTCGAGGATGGTGATCAGGGTCGGCAGGTTGACGTCGTACTCGGACATGAGAGCGCGGAGCTTGTCTTCAAACTCCATCTCGCGCTGGAGGGAGCCGTCTGACTTCATGGCTTCGAGCTCGGCGAGCTGGAGAGCCAGCTGTTCTTCTAACTTACGGAATTCTGCAAGACGTGACATGTTTCGACTACCTCGTTATATTCGTGGGGCGAGTATATTGAAGGTATACCAAGATGAAAAGTAGTAGATGTAAAAAAGGCCCTAGTGGGGCCCTGTATTTCTTGACTGGCTTGACTATATCGACTGCTATCAAGATGAAAGCGATATCTGTCGTGCTGATCAAAGCTGCCGTCCTTGGCCCTGATTTCATTGGTTAAGAAACACGCTTGAGATCAAATCATCTCTGTCGAAAGCCGATCAACATTATCAGCCATCGAGAAGTCATTCCGCAGCAACCCGCGCCTCTTCAGCTCATTCAAGTAGTCCTCACGACTCAAATCACCCATCGTCCTAGCCTGTAGCAGTGCGTTCAGATCTTCAGCAGAGCCAGTAATGCCGTACTCGGTGTGAATATCGACGGAGAAATCAGGCTCAGCGATCCGATTGAAGTACGCAATCCAGCCCATCACCTTTTCCAGCGCCGACGCCAAATGCAGCGCAATCATCGCAATCCGATTGTTGTTCTCACCAGCCTGGAGCGCACGGCCAGTAGCGGTCTCAATGGCCCCGGTATTCTCGAGCATCCCGGCCCCGAAGGCGCTCATTTTGGTCTCCAGATCCACCAAAGACTGACGCCCAGCGCCAATAGCCGCCCCCGAGTGCTCTACATATTTGAGATCCGACCCCTGGTCTCCCTTAATTGCGTACTCTGAGCCAATCGATATCTCCGACTCCTCCGACATCCCCGACCCAAACAACACGGGCACACGCGCCACGCGCAGAATATTCGACTGGTCAGATGATTCTTGGTAGTGCTGAAGATTCATATAAGCCAGATCTTCGAGCGGAGATGGCGCGAAAAGCTCTCCTGATTTCACTACAGCAGTCGTATGCAGCGGGATCACGGGGATCTCTTTGAGCGCAAAAGGCTGGGTATTGACGATGATTTCGTACGTTCCGCCCTTGGTTTCTTCGTATAGAGACCAAGTTACAGTCTCGCCCTCGCGCTTGAAAACCCTGACGCGACCAACTTCCTTCTCGCCCCATTCGCCATCGGCTACTACTGCGGTCTCTTTGATGCGGATCTCAGTGAGCCTGTCGTCCTCGTCCATGCGATATCCCAAGATATTGTCGCCGCTCAGGTGATAGGCGTAAGGCTTTCCGCCGTCCACGGCAGCATCTACAGCCAGGAAAGAGCTGCCATTCCACAGCGCATCTTCGAAGACTGTCGACGCCAGGCCCGTCAGGCTAGTGCCTTTGGAGTCAATAGCCTTCAAATATTCGTCAGACAGCTCTTGATATCGCTCACTTTCGACGACCACAGGGCGTGTGAACGGCAGGGAAGAGAGCCGGCGAGCTGTCTTATCGGTGAAATTGACGAGGAAAGAACGGGCTAGCCGGCGCTTATATGCGGTTTGGGACTCGCCAGGCTCCTTCGGCAAGTACTTTTCCCCGGCATCCCGCATGACTTTAGTGCCGCCACGGATTGCGCGGAGCATCTCTCGGTCGTCATAAAACTTCTGGCAGCGTGTACTTCTGATATCAACGGACATTAAATATGCCTCTAATTATTATTGTTATATTGTAACAGCTACTGGATGCCTTGTTTGACGGAAGTAACTGGTCTTTTCCAAGTCAGCCGGTAGGCTAGTGCATCCCAAGCATGGTCATCTGCGCCCTTGGCCACCGAGTCGGGCTCGTCTTCATCGCGATATAAGTCGGGGATCGTGCGGTTAAGGAACTTGCAGTTCGTGAAGAAGTAGATGTGCGGCTTTTCAGGGTTGTTATCAACAGTTGCTTGCAAACGTTCATACATGATCTGAGCAGACGTGATCCTCGAGCCCGCCTTTTTGTCCGAGTTGGTGAAGGTAATGCCAGCAGCGGCGATGTCTTTTGCGACCGTTGGGGCACTCCCGTTATCGACTTTTCCGCCGTTGAAGATTTGGTTGTCTGCCGGGCCCGGCGTTACTTTCGGATGATTCTGGAGGATCGACTGCTGAAGTTTTACCTCGCGTTCCTTGAGCCTCTGACCGATCTTACCTGCTGACAAGAAGAGGCCTAGGTCGCGCTTTTGCTGGCTACCATCCGCATTCAAAGGCGTCCCGTAATCCTCGCCGACTACGATCAACGACCCCTTCGGCGGACAGAACTCGCGCCCATTGACCACGACCGACTCGCCGTTCGCTTCAGCAGTCCAGAGACAGCAGAAAGGCGTGCTTTGGCCGAAGTCGAAAGACCGATCCACCTTCCATCCTTTCGGGATGACGAACGGGTCTAGCAGCAGTATGTCCTTGTTCCAAACCTTGGCGAACATGGCGCTATCGTCGACCGTCTCCCAATTCCCCAGCAGCCAGCTCTCGCGCAGTACGGGGTCAGAGATGCTCATCAGCCAAGCCTTGTACTCAAGATCGACGTAGCTGTTCTCAAAGATCGTCCCGAAGATCGCGCAGCGCTTCCACTCGATCTCGACTTTGTTGCCGTCGTCGTCGATGAGCTGTTTCTTGATGACTTCGATCTGGCCGCTCTTTTTGCCGTCCAAGAAGCGCTCTTTCACCCAGCGCTTGCCGACGCCCCATGGGTTAGTCATCGCCCTTACTTGTTTGGGCGGCATGAGAGGCTGCTCTTTTGTCGGCTGATATGCAGTCCGGAGGGTCGACAGGAGCTTTTCGTAGATCTCGTCAGTGCGCCAGGTGGTCAGCTCGTCGAAGCCGATGTATGTGTACTGCTGGCCATGGAATTTTGCTTCGTACTGATCAGCCTTCTCTATGAACTGGAAAATCAGCACTTCGCCGGTTGGAAAATGCCATTCACGAGCCGATTTGTTGTACGTGGCACCAGGAAACAGCTTCGGAAAGATCTTGTGGCTTTCGTTGATCAGGTCATTGAGCGCCGAGCACTGACGCCTCAGGATCACTCCGCGCCAGTACGGCCCCCATCCCTTGCCAACATGCTGAGCGAAGCCCATAAGCAAGCAGATCGACTTCCCGTTGCCGCGAGAGCCATGAAAGAGCACCTCATGAACAAGGGACTGGATCTGGCCAACCATCAGAAAGATTTCTTGGCTAGAAAGACCTCCTGTCCTGCTCTTAGTAGGCTGCCAGACAATATTCTTGACTGCCCTGGCGAGTTGCCTAATGCCTACGAAACTGGTCATAGCGCGCCTCTTTAGCCCTTAATGCTTAGTTTTTTAGGCTTTACGACGCCAAGAGTTTCACGCCGAGACTTGATGTATCTCTTCATCGAGCGCTCAAGGTGATCAAGAGCCTTCGTCTCGTACCCTTCCACTTCGCCTGCTCGGCCTTCAATATTGCCGTCAATTGAAATTTCAAACGTCTCGACCAGCTGCTCTATCGTCGATGGACTGAAAAAAGGAGCCCTTGGGAACAAATAGACCATGTCGACGATGGCTTCGTAGTCGTCAAAAGTGGGATGTACGGGGCTGTCCTTCAGGCTATCCCAGATCATTTCGCCGTCGAAGTAAACGAAGTGCAGAAGTCCAGACTTCATTTTTACTTGATAAATAGCCTTCTGAAAGCGCTTGATATACACATCTCTTACCAAGCCGGCAGAAAGTGTACGTACGTCTTTTATGCCTGACGCCTCACCAAAGCCATCAAGGGGAAGATAAACAGGGAGAAAGCCGTGGTCGAAAAGCTGGGCGCATATCTCTTGCATTGTAATGCCGTTATCACGACCCAAGGAATAAAGGAGTTCTTCGTATGCTCCGGGCCTGGTGAATCGGTCTTTGCCATTATCAATGAAGGCATTCATTAGTACTGCAATACCGCAATCGCCCCAACTTCTTTGCTTAATCATATTTGTTGTCCTTTATTATTATTGTTGTTGACAACTATTATAACATGCTGCTGATATTATCCGAGTTCTTCGGTTCTTGTTTTAGCTAGATGAAGTGCTTGCGACTGCTGCTGCTGAAGTAAAGCGTCGAGGTCGCCGTCGCCGCTGGACATTGATGGAATGAGCGCTATACCCGTTGACGATTCTTCGGTGATTTCTTGTTTGATCGTTACTTCTTTCCGGTTCCAGTCGCCAAATTCCTCAGGCATTCTTCTGCTTAAAAGCCGCGCAGCCTGGTTCGCATCGCCGTTCTTGATGGCTTTCATGACAGTATCGATTGCGGGCTTACATGACTTTGCTTTTGCTACGTCAACTCGCTCCAATAGCTCTAACAATAATTTTTCATCGTCACTGAGTTCTTCTGGCTCGAGATCCATCTCTTCAAGCTCTTTTGCTTGCTTCTGCCAGTAGAAAAAGGTCGACTGAGGAATGCCCGCACAACCGCAAGCGATCTTAATGCTTGTTGTCTGCGAGATATATTTTTCTAAGTCAGTGATGACCTTTTTAGTAAGCACTCGGACTTTCATGCTTACTCCAAAAACCTGACGCCGTACTTAGCGATCATCAAGCTATCTGAGATACCGTCACGAATAGCCCTGGCGCCATCTTTACGCGCTTTACCGTAAATCGCCTCAGCCTTAAAGATCTCGTAAGCGACCTCAGCGATCTGCTCTTTCGATAACCCTGAAAGCCCTTGATAGCCTCGCCATTCTTGCGGCCTTGCATACCTGACGTCCGGGCACAGCACTTCAGCAATCGCCCGAACCTGGCCAAAACTATCGCCAAAATTGAACATGCTCACGACGCCTTGCCCTGGCCTCGCACCGACCAATTCGACAATCGCAAGATCAGGGTTATATTTCGAGATAAAGGCATGAACGCCACGCGGATCTACACGCTTTTTACCTGCGTCAGTCTTTATCGTAGGCATGACGATGCAGTCGATAAGATTGAAGTTCTCGTCAACTACTGATAAACCACCCGTTTGGCCCGGATCGATCCCCAAGATCTTTCGCATAGCACGCACTCTTATTCTTATTATTATTGGTACATTGTAACATCTTTAGCGGCTCTTTTTTGTGCGCAATAAAAAAGAGCCCTTAGGCCCTTTTATCTCACTGCATTGCGATTATTTGCCGACATTCTCTACTAGCCACTTGTACCGGGCCGACTCTTTGAAAGCTGCTTCCTCGCCCACATAGCAGTAGTCAAATCCTTCCTTCTTCACCCATTCTTCCTGAGTCATCCGCGTGCCATCTTTGCGGGCTCTAGACCATGGGCAGAAGATTTCTTTCTCTTGGAAGACGAAGACGATGTGACATCCATGCTGCTTCGCTACAGCTCTGTACTTCGCAGCGTCGACCAGGCTCGGGATGACACCTTTGATCTCGTAGAGTATGTGATCGTTTAAGTCATCGACCGCATCTGGCTGATAAGTATGCTCGAGCACATAAGACTTCTTGTGAGTTTTAGGCTCGTACTCGAGGCCCTGGAAGCCGCCAAAGATCATGATCATCGCTTCTGGCCAGGAGCGGTAAGGACGAGGTACGGGTGGAAGATCAGGTAGGAAGATGGCTTCGTCGATAGTGACTACTTGGCGCCCGTAGTGCTGCTCGTTATACGCATTCCAGTTGACTTTATGTAGCGCCGAAAGACACATTAAGCACATGCGATAAAGAAGCTTCTGATCTATATCTTTGTAGCCGAAAGGCGTAAGAAGTAACTTGCGGGTATCGTCTACTTCGCTCATATCGATGAAGTAAGGCAGGTGGCCAAGACTTACAGATTCGCAGTTTTCTAAGCTCTCTTCTTGTAATAGTGACATAACAAATCCCCTTTTATTATTGTTATGGTTCTATTATGAAGTGGAGCCCTAACACGATCAATACCTTAATTCAATATTAGGCGAAATAAATATATCGGGTATATTAATTTGGCCATCCCTGGCCCTTAGTTACTTAGTACGACTGCATCAGTTCAAGCGACTCGGGAGTGATGACGTAGTAGATACCGGACTTACCACCATCTTTCTTCTTAGTCTTCAAGCCTAGCTCTCTCATGATGCTGCTGATCGCCAGTTGCTTACCCTGCTTCGATGTAGCGGTGCTGATCCGAAGGCCCATGTCGATCACTTCGCACCTTTGAGAATTCAGCTTATCGAAGAGCTCGACGCTGCTATCGACTGTCCAAGCATTGCCTTCAGCCATATCCCTTACAGCCTTCCTCAAGAGCTCTGCCACATCGCCGTTCTCGTTCTCATACTCCAGCCCGTCGAAGATCTTCTTGAAGCGGCTGATCTTGGCTTCACCTTCTCCAGCGCCCCAGAGCTTCGCGTCCTCTTCGGTCAGCACTTCACGCTTCATCACTTGCTGAGCCCTTGCACGGCTCACTGACACTTGCTCGGCTTCATCTTTCGACCCAGCTTCTTCAACGGTCTTAACCACAGATTCGCTCGCTGCCTTAGCTCCCAACAGCTTCGCAACGACCTCTTTTTTGACTGCCTTCAGCCCGGCAGATTTGTCGGCAAAACCGTCTTTGGCTAGGCGTTCATTACGCTCGAGCACTTCGATTTTGAAGCCTTGGCTGATCAAGGTTGCTGGGAGGCTGTTCTGGATGTTGTCTTTTAGCCAAGCCTCGGCGCGGTTGTGGTCGTATTGCAGGGCGTCGAAGGTGCTGAGCTTCGTGTCTTCTTTTACAGCTTCCCGGATCTTGTCCTTCATCTCGTCGCTGATACCCATGCCGCGCAGGATCTCTTCGACTTTGACGAGGCCCTTGCGGAACTTGACTTCGACCTGTTCAACCTTTCTGTAGTCCGGGTTTTTCATGCCTACGGTGAAGCTTGTGGCGGTACGGTCGCGGCGCAGCATCTGGATCGCATCGGATGGGACGATAGAGCCTTGGAAGAGGCCGAAGTGAGCGTCGAAGTGCTGGCTAGTGATCGAGAGGGCTGACGTGATGACCGGGCTGTAGATGACGACGTGCTCGCGGGTTGCGTCGGGGTCAGCGATGAAAGCGGCTTGGGCTTTCCATCTGGCGCTGTCAGCAGTGATGACCAGGGGGGTTTTGCCTGTCTTCTTTGCAATCACCTTAGCGAGTGCCTGGGCATCTTTGGCAACGTCGCAAGCGATGAGTGCCTTCTTACCGTCTTTGACTGCCTGGACGGCAAGGCCTCTGACGTGGTCGATATCCGCCGTCTTGACTGTGATGTCGCTGTGCTGCTGCTCGATCTTGAAGAGCCTGGCGTCTGACCCGATCATCGCGGCGCAGCGGGAGTTGATGTCAGCGTCAGCCATGATCACCGATGGAGCGTGTTTGACGCAGGCGTTGAGAGCGTTCCACACGTCTTGCCTATGCTTCACTTCGCCGCCGAGCACGTGCGAGATGACTTGTGAAGCTTCGTCGATGACTACTAGATCAGCGCTTTCGATGAAGTCTTTATATTTCTGGGCGCTGAGTGAGTTGACGACTATTTTCAGGCCCTTTGCCGAGGCGATGATGTCAGGGGATGTGCATTCGTCGTAAGAGACCATGCCTGACAGGTTCGCGATGTTGCGGTTGATCGAGCGGCGGTGAGTGATGACCAGGACTTTCTTGCCTTGAGCCATGTAGTCGCGCATGACTGGTTCTAGGATGACTGATGTTTTGCCGTATGCAGTAGGCAGGCAGAGCATGAAGCGACCGCCATTTTTCAGGATCTCTTGTTTGATAGCTTCCGGTGACTCGGGTGTTTCGCCGGCTGCGATGAGGCGCGAGGTGCACGAGTTCATCTTCTCTGTCATGGAGATGAGCTTGCGCATGATGAGAGCCATGCAGGCTTCCGGGGCTCTGCCAGTTGCTTCAGCCAGTGCTTCGGCCCTCTCTTCTAGCTTGCCCGTTACGAAAGCATCTTGAGCTAGCTCGTAAGCGGCGCGGTCGAAAGCTTCGTCGCTTGAGTCGTTCTTAGTGATGAGCAGTGCTACGTCGAGCTTCGTCAGCTTGTAGATAGACTTTGTGATCTCGCCCTGGGCTTCGCTATATAAGCCTGATGCGGTGCGGTATGCGGCTTTGATCGCGGTGATGATGCTGCCGTCGATGCTGATTAAACGCGGCTGGGTGTAGTTCTTTTTGAGCATGACGGCGGTTTCAAGTGTGTCCTGGCAGTTGCTTACTATGTAATGACTGACCTTTTCGCCTGATTTGATAGTTGAGTACTTCATTTTGCTTTCCTTTTGTTATTCAGAGTTCTCTCTGCTCTGATGTGTCTAGTATTAAATATGAGCCGGCATATACGCAATAGCCCTTACCGAAGTTAGGCAAAATAAATATATCCGTTATACTTTTACGGAGAGAGTCGCGGCAGGGGTACTTACTATATCACTAACAAGCATCCTTCCTTACTGCGTTTCTCTTAACCGCTTATGTGTCTCACTGCTATAGCCTATTTGTATAACCACCTTTGCCGACCTTGTCACCCTCTCATCTCCTCTTTTGCTTATATAAGAAAGATAAAAGGAAGGCCACCTTCTGATACAGCGCTGCTATACCGTTAAATGTCTGGGAGGCGCCCACCCCAGCGGCTAAGAAACACTGTTTGCAGATCAATTACCAGCTCTTTTTATTCGATACACACTTCATACGCACTTCGCCCGCACAATATACCTAATATATTTATTTTGCCTAATTACAAAGTGGCCCCTTGATTATTGTTTTTCTTTTTTTGCATACTAGGTACAGATGAGCGAGAGACTCGTCATAAAAGAGGAAAACATAATGATTACTTATTCTTTACAGCCTACTGCTCATACAAGTGCAGCTATTAGACATCACGCCGACACTTTTAAGCAGCTTTTTGAAAAGCACTTCGAGCACCCAGCCGTACTCGTCGAAAAGACCCGCGCCAAAACCTTCATCCCCGCCGCTTTCAGGGTGCCAATTCGCTCTGACGCAAGCCTCGACGCTTCTACGATGATCATCTTCGACGTCGATCAAAAGCCTGGCGATGACGTCATCACGCTTGAAGACGCAGAAGACGCACTGCGAGATATGAATATTGAGCACTTCATCTACACATCGCACAGTCACACACTAGAAGCCCCGCGCTTTCGCATCGTGATCTCAGCCAGCCGGCACTTCTACCCTGCCGAACACAACCAAATTTCAGCAGCAATGCTTGAGGAATTAGATGAATTTCTGGACGGAAGACTCTTAAAAGTCGTAGACCCATGCTGGAAAGTCCCGAGCCAGTGCTACTACGTATATACAGTCCACCCCGACAGAAAGCCTTTTGCAATCAGCTTCTACAACCCCGGCAGACACGCTGACATCGACGACCTAAAGCTCCGTCAGTCCACATACGGCATCGAGACTGAGTACAAGCCTGGCGCTCCACGTAAGCCCGGCACTTCTGTAGGAGCACGCGGCAGGTCATATGAGCTCAACCGCATCTTGGGTGGCATGATCTCTTCATCATCAGAAGCCGAGATCGCCAAGCGCTTATTTGAAGTGGATAACACCCTACACGCTGGAGACGAATACTTCCGCGACCCACAGTACCCTCGCAATAGAGTAAGGCCAGGCGAAACCCCCGAGATGGCAGCTTGGCGCTCTTGCTTATCTTTTACTAAGTCGCACATACGATCACTTAAAAGAAAGATAAGGCAGCACGCAGAAGAAAAGATCGTAGATAAGAAGGCCCAGTCAAAAGAGCCGATGCCTACACACGACGCAATGATCAAGATCCGCTCTATAAAGTCACAGCCAACTAAAAAAGGCGGCGAGTCATACTTAATGGAACTGCAAGTAATGTCCGGAGATCACGCCGGCAGACACTTCTGGAACAGGTTCTACGGGGAAGGAAATCACGCAACGGCCATCAAAATCAGCGACAGCATGAAAAGCAAGATCGCCAAAGCCACTCAAACAGAAGTACAAAGCCTGAAAGATCTAATGAAAACAGAGGGCAAACTAATAAGAGCAAGGATCAAGCACAAGCCTGGCACGTCAGGTTTCCCAGCACAAAACGAAATCGGCGACATCTTTGTCAACCAATAAGCCGACAAATACCAGGCCCTCCGGGGCCTATTTTTTTGCTTTTTTTTGACAACAATTTCCCACACTTCTATATCTACAGTGTTATAATGTAACGGCACCTAAGGTTTTCCTCCTTTTCCTTTAGTGCATCTCGCGACACCAATGCCCCGGCAGGCTCTCTCTCCTCCGGGGCTTTTCTTTGTGCGCAAAAAGCTAACGGTATGCCCAGGGCATACACTATTGACACTCACCACAACATTAAGCATAAATTGACATACAGGACTGAGAGCACGAGGCCGACAGAACCCGAAAAAAATGGTGAAGGTGCGTAGCTGAGAGCGAAGCGCGCTTTCTGAGCAATAAAAAGATGGAACAGGAACTGGAGAAAGAGCTCGGGTTTTTGGCCGACAATAGCGAAGTTGTTTATATCGCAGGGCTGGCAAAAATATTTGGTAAGACTGAATCGTCAGTGCGAGAGGGTCTCCGCAGGGGCGTCCCATGGCTTCCAAGGAGCTTCAAGATAGCCGGTCAGCATGCATGGCTTAAAGTTGATGTATATGCCTTTTTGAGAGCCATGGCCGAGGGTGTTGTGGAAGACCGGCAGGAGAGAGCATCAAAGAAAAAGCCGGGCAGGAAGCGCTGTATCCCGCCCGTTTTTCAAGCTTAGCCATCAAGCTTTTTAGCCAAGTCCTCGGGCCGCAAGTGCGTATATCTCTTTAGCTGAGAAAGCGATTTGTGGCCAGTTACACCCGCAACCTCCATGATATCTAGCCCTTTCTCAAACGCCCGGCTTGTCGCCTCATGCCTCATATCATGATATCGAATATCTTTCACGCCAGCCTTCTCACGGATGATCGCCATGTAGTTAGTGACTGAGTTGGGCCGTAAGCTAAAGCAGCGTCCGTCAGGGCGTTCCGGGATCTGACTTAGTAGTTCAAGTGCCTTTTTTGAAAGAGGGACTTTGCGCGCAGAGCCGTTCTTTGTGTCATCAAGAGACGCAACGCACCCCCTGATTTGATCCCTAGTCATCGTTAGCATTTCAGTTCGGCGCATCGCCGTTTCGATTGAAAGCAAGATAATTAGGGCCAGCTCTGGAGACTTCTCATGCGCTGCGGCCATTAGCCTATCCATCTCTTCTACTGATAGACGTCTGTCACGCTCGTTGTTTACTTTCGGGAGCCGCACTGATTTCATGGGATTTGGCAGACCAGGCATACCCCAATCAGTATCGTATGTTTTATAGAGCATGCTGATGACTGATAGCTCACTGCGTATCGTTGAGGCCGATTTGCCATCCTTCATGCGTTTGTCACGATGCTCAGAGAGGTCTTTTGACGTTACTTCAGACAGGGCCTTGGTCGCAATCGGATGCTTCAGCCACGCGTTGATCCGATCACTCTCTTGCTTAGCGCCTTTTTTGGTCGGCGTTCGCTCTTCCTTGTACTTCTTTAGCCCTTCGCCCAGCGTGACCTTAGTTGCTTCCCGCAGATCTACAAATCGACCTGTAAGCATCGCCGCTTCTTGCTGAGAAGCCCAGATTTCAGCGTCTTGCTTCGTGTCGAAAGTGGCGTTGAGCTCGGGAAAACCCTTCCGCCGAATCTGCGCTCTCCATGAGCCGTTCGCTCTCTTTTCGTAATATGCCATCCGTACCGCTCCGCTTGCTTGGGTGACGGACTCTATTCCCCCATTCCAAAGCCTGTCAACGGATTTTATTCCCCCTTGCTCCACCTACCCTCTAGCTCCCCCACGGTTTCCCCCATGCTTCCCCCTAGCGCCGGCTTTTCAGGAGGACATTCCCCCAT